CTGTTTGCGACTAAAAATCGCAACGACGCGACTAAAATCAGACAGGGGGCTTGGGGGTCCGAGCTTGACCGACCGTTCACCGGAGAGGCCAAGTGGCAAGAAAACAAAGCACGCCAAGCTGGAGCTTGCGTGAGATCGCACTGAACAGTCACATCATCGATTGGAAGACCGACAGCCGCGATCACGAAGTCAAGCTGCTGGTCATCAGCGACGCCCACTGGGACAACCCAGACTGCAACCGCGACCTGCTATCGCTGCACATGCAGCAAGCAGTTGAGATGGACGCGCCTATCATCCACTGATGCAGGGCAAGTACGATCCGAGGTCGAACAAGAGTAAGGTGCTGCCGGAGCACCAGAACGACAAGTACATCGCCAGCCTGATAAGCACCGCTGCCGAGTGGTTGAAGCCTTACAGCAAGCACCTCGTTCTCTTGGGCCAGGGCAACCACGAAACCAGCGTTGCCAAACGACTCGAGTTCTGCGTGCTTGAGGCCTTGACCGAACGCATTCAGTCGCAGGGCGGCATAACGCGAGTGGGCGGCTACTCGGGGTTCATCAAGCTAAGCATTCAGCGTGCACAGCAGCGGCACAGCAAGCGGCTATGGTACGACCACGGGTTCGGCGGCGGCGGGCCGGTGACGATGGGCAAGATCGACTTCAACCGCTACATGTCTCGCGTCGATGCCGACATCATCGTTGCTGGTCACGTGCACCACAAGGAAGCGTTCCCGGTTCGCCTGGTGACGACCACGGCTACCGGCCGCGTGATTCAAAAGGAGATCTGGAACCTCCGCTGCGGCTCGTACAAAGATGAGTTCCGGGGCGGTGAGGGTGGCTGGCACGTTGAACGCGGCATGGGCCCGAGGCCGCTGGGCGGCTGGTGGGTTATCATGTACCCAAGCAAGCGTGGCGGCCTGGAGACGTACCACATCGCCATTGAACCTACGCGATACTGAGGCCGCACATGGATGACTGCCTAGGCGACCACACGCAGCCTCGCGCGTTCGGCACGGTCAAGATACGCGGCAAGCGTTACGAGGTGGTGTTCACCAACGACATTGACAAAGACCACGATGCCTGCATTGATGCACCTAGCAAGCCGCACCGCAAGATATACGTGCGGCCGCACATCGCCTACGACAAAGACTACCTGATGCAGCTGATGCTGCACGAATCGCTGCACGGCGGCCTGTGGGACTTGGATGAGGAAGCAGTCGATCAGTTGTCGAGAGACCAGGCGGCTATTGTTAAACGTGTGAGCAAGTACAAACCGTGAGCGCGATAAGAGATACTAGGATGATGGCGCGGTCGCTGGAGCAACGCTGGCCGATGACGGCGGAGCAGCGGCAGGCGGTGATTGATCGGCTGCTTAAGATCATGTCCGATCCGCTGGCTAGCCACCGCGAGGCTACCAGTGCGGCCAAGGCCTTAATGAGTGCGGAGCAGCAGAACCAAAAGGACGAACACACACAAGATGCCGCTGACGACGACCGAAACCGATTTCTTGCTATCGCTGAGCGACTCGGACTTAACGCGAGTGCTGGCGGAATTACCGATAGAAGAACAGGCGGAGGTGTTATCGATTCTCGCATCGTCGACCAAGCCGAAGATGGACGAACGCGAGTATCAGCGGCGGCTGATGAGCAAGCGTCGCAAGTCGGCCCGAGACATCACGATCCCGCCGCCAGCCGAACCGAGCCGACGCAATGAGTGTCTCGGCGAACCAGAGCTGTTCCTTCGGACCTACTTTCCCGACACGTTCTCGCAGCCGTTCACCGGCAGCCGGCGTGAGATGCTTCGGTCTATCATCGACGCTGCAATGTACGGTGGGGATTACGCGGTGGCAGCACCACGCGGCGAGGGTAAGACACGCCTGGCCCTTTACGGTGCGGTGTACCTGATGCTAAGCGGCCTGTCATCATTCCCGATTGTCATTGGCAAGTCGCAGATCAAGGCACAGAACGAACTCAAGACGATCAAGGAAAAGCTCCAGCAGTCGGAGCTTCTCATCGCCGACTTCCCCGAGGTTGGCGTGCCGTTCCGCGAGGTCGGCGGCTGGTCGTCTCGGGCACGCCTGCAGACTGCCGGCGGATCGCTGACCAACATCGAGCTTGCAGCCGACCACATCATCTTCCCGACGATTTCGCGAGACTGCCTAGACCGCTGGCCGAGCGACTGCGAGCCTTGCAGCCGGGGCCAGATCATGTCGTCGCTCGGTGTCGACGGACCGATCCGAGGTACCAACTACCGCGACAGGCGGCCCACACTGGCGATCCTAGACGACATCGAGAGCAAGCAGACTGCGGACTCAGACACGACCATCGAGGCCAACCAAGACATCATTGAGAAGGATGTAGGCGGCCTCGGGCCGAACGGGACGCGCGTGTCTCGCGTGATGCTCTGTACGACACAGAACCGCAAGTGTGTGGCCTACATGTACACCGACCGCAAACAGAAGCCAAGCTGGAAGGGCGTTCGGTTCCGGTCGCTGGTCACACCGCCTGACCGTGTCGACCTGTGGGATGAGTACATCGAGATGCGGCAAGGCCGAACCGACGACGACCCCGACGCCAGGGAGGCGCACTGGTTCTACCTGAACCAACGCGAAGCGATGGAAGCCGGGGCTGTTGTGGGCAACGAGCACAGCTACGACACGCGGCCATCATCCGACGGCGACCCGATCGAGGTCTCGGCCTTGCAAGCCTATTACAACCGCGTTGCCGACTTTGGGCGTGATGCGGTGGCCACAGAGTACGATAACGACCCGCCCCCGCCTTCCGGGCCTGATACATCAAGCCTGACTGCCGAGCTGATTCTCGGCCGCATGAGCGGCCTGGAGCGGCGTCAGGTTCCGGCCGGTGCTACCGTGGTGACAGTCGGGGTGGACGTCGGTAAGTACGCGTGCCACTGGGCAATGACGGCCTGGGGTGCCGGTGCTGCTGGCACGGTGATTGACTACGGGGTCATTGAGGTGGCGGGCACCTCGGCGGCGATGGATGACGAGTCAAGCGAGCCGGCTATCTTCCGAGCACTGGCGGGGTTCCGTGACGAGCTGCTAGCTACCGAGCTGGTCGACGCCTCGGGAGGGCAGCGAAAGGTTAGCGCGGTGTTCGTTGACTCGGGCAGCTACACCACCGCCGTTTACGAGTTCATCCGCCAGGTCGGCGGTAGCCCGTTTTTTGCGGCGAAGGGCGTATCACCCTACCACCCGCCAACGGCCAACAGCGAGGGCAAGCGTGTAGGCAAGAATCTGCACTGCTCACACCAGCCGGCCGAGAAGCTCTGGCTCTACAACCTGCACACCGACTTCTGGAAACGCTTTGTTCATGAGCGGTTCCTGACGCCGACCTTTGACGAGAACAACAACATTCGCCGAGGTAGCCTGTCGCTGTTTTATCCTGAGCACGCCAAAAGGCATTTGAGCTATGCGAAACACATCACCGCCGAGATGCTTTGTGAAGAGTTCAAGGAGGGAAAAGGAACTAAGGTATACTGGCGCGTGCTCAACCGGAACAATCACTGGCTCGATGCGACATACATGGCAGCGGCAGCGGCGAGCCTATACGGCATTGACGTGCTCGACTCAGCAGCGACGATTCAGCCTGTGCCGGCGGCACAGATGCCGAGACGCTCTGATCGGCCGAAACAAAGACCGCAGCAGGGACGTTTCAAGCAGCGACCAGGCGGATGGGTGCAGGGTGTGAGGAATCGATAACTTTGGGAGGCAAGATGACAGACAAACCGCGAGTAATGATGGGCATGCCGAACTATGACGGCACTGTTCAGATAATGGCATCGGTAACGTTTCTGCAGACCGGCTGCACTGAGACCAACTGCCAAGTCGTCGAGAGAGTATCAAGCGGCGGGAGCCTGCTGGCCCGGTCGTTCAACATGCTCTGGGCGCAGGCTATCAACATGGCTCGAAGCGGCAAGCTCGATTACTTTGTGATGCAGCACGCCGACCTGGCACCAGAGCCCGGCTACGTCGATAAGCTGGTGCACATCCTCGAAAAGAACGACGCCGACGTGGTATCAGTTGTGGTACCAATCAAGGATCAACGTGGCCTGGTTTCGACGGGCCTCTGCTCGATGACTGATCGGTTTATTCCAGGTCGGCGTTTCACGATGCGTGAGATGACGCAGGAAGGCATGCCGACCACGTTTGACTCGGAGGCTATCGGGCACGGCGATAAGGCGCTGCTGATTAACACCGGCTGCTTTATCGCCGACGTCCGAAAGAGCTGGGCACAGGCTCAGGACGAGAGCGGTTACCTGCTGAGCACGTTTTCAATCGATGACCGAATCCGCGACATAGGCGACAAACTGGAGGTGGGAGTTGAACCAGAAGATTGGAGATTTAGCCGATACCTGCACGCAAGTGGAGCGAAAGTTCTCGCCACTCGGGAAATCACCGCCTTGCATTTTGGGGGCACGGCTTACACAAACGAACGCGCCTGGGGAGCCTGGCAACATGACCAAGAAGCGGAAAGCCGCTGGACGACCGGCGAAGATTACCGAATCAGGCTTGCCAGTGAAGCCAGCACCGTTTGACGCGCCGGGCTGCGTTGCGTGCGAATCGATTCGGCCAAAGGGCACGAACTACTCTCGGGTGTATTCAATTCACAGGACAACCGGCCGCGTGTTTCGATACTGCCGCTGCGGGTTCTGTGGCAATACATGGAAGGTCGTTTCCTCGACTTGATTTACAATTGATATTGTAAACGAGCACCTTATTCGATCGGTGTTTGCTAGTTCATGCCTTATCATTTCGGCATGGACCCACAAACCCTACTGAACCTGATCAACGAAGCGATTGCTGCTCTCCTGACCGGCGGGCATCAATCGTATTCTATTGGTGCGCGGTCGGTGACCAAGCTCGACCTTCGTTCGCTATTTGAAGAGCGGCGGATGCTTGAGATGGAGGTCGACCGTCAGCTGAACGGTGCGGCCCGCCTGGCCAAGTTCGGGAGGGTCCGAACGTGATTGCAGGCATGGTCGATTCAATCGTTGCTGCTTTCTCACCAGCCGCTGGTGTGCGTCGTCAGCAGGCTCGCAAGCTACTGCGGAACTATCAGGGCGCCGAGCGAACCAGGCTCAACAGCAACAAACGACCTCAGAACCTGCCGGCTGATACCGAGATCGGTGGCGCGTTCGGAGCTGATGCACTTCGGGCACGTGCTCGCATGCTGGTTCGTGACAATGCCTACGCTTGGGGCGTCGTCGACACGATCGTCAGCAGCGTGGTTGGGTGCGGCATCGAGGCGATGTCGGCACTTGAGACTCCGGTCGGCGAGGACCGCGAAGAGCTCAACGAACAGCGGCAAGAGGTCTGGCAGCGGTGGATGCAGCACTGCGACTACACTGGCCGCTTTAGCTTCCATGAGATTCAGTCGCTGATTCAGCGTGAGATCGTTGAGGCCGGCGAGGTGCTGGTCCGCTTTCGGAACGTGCCGCTGCGTCACAAGGGCGTCGAGCGGCACGTTCCGCTGGCCATTGAGCTGATCGAAGCTGATCAGCTGGCAAGCGAACGCGACACGCTGGTTGTTCGGCCTGAGACCGGGATTCGCATTTCCCGAGGCGTTGAGACCGACATCGACGGAAAGGTGTTGGCGTACTGGCTCTACCCCGAGCACCCGCTGAGCCCATACCACATTCGCCGCGAGCCTGTCCGTGTGCCGGCATCAGAGGTGCTGCACCTGTACCGGTCGGAGCGTATCGGGCAGACGCGCGGGGTTAGCTGGTTCCACCCGGTCATTCAGTGGCTGCACGACCTTGGAATGTTCGTGGATAACGAACTTCAGGCTTCCGCTGTGGCCAGCTGCTTTGCTGTCGCCATCAAACGCACGACGCCGATCGGTGGACTGAACCCGCCAAGCACCGACGACATCAACGACTCAGACGGCAACCGGTACGACTACGTTCAGCCCGGAATGATTATGCACCTCAACCCCGACGAGGACATCAGCGCGGTTTCGCCTGGCCGGCCCAACTCGGCCGCTGAACCGTGGCTACACCTGATGCTGCGAGGTATCGCCATGTTTGGCAGCGATACCTCATCGATCACCTCTGTGGGCCCGTGTGGATGCGTTTCTGCCAAGCGGCCGCCGTGGCAGGTGTCGGCGGGTTCCCGAGTGCTGCGGACTTCCTGAGCGATCCTGAGGGCTCCTGCCCGGTCGAATGGCAGGCACCGGGTTGGGAGTGGGTGGACCCGCGAGCTGACCAGCAGTCGAGCGAGGCGGCAATCAGGATGTTTCAGACAACCTACGCGAATGAGCTGGGCCAAAAGGGCCGCAACTGGAAGCACGTGTTTTATCAGCGAGCCCAAGAGGAAGCCTTGCTACAACGCCTCGGGCTGGTGCGGCCCGAGATCCAGCTAGCAGAGGCACAGGTCGAGCCGCAGATGGTGCAGGCACAGGCGGCCGCCGATGCCGAGTAAGTACGACCACATAGACTTTACGCCACCCGAGGGCGTGCGGGATGAGGCCGCCAAAGGCCTTGAGTGGCGAAGAGAACACGGGCGCGGCGGCACGGAAGTCGGCGTGGCCCGAGCACGCGACCTGAGCAACGGTAAGGCGGTGTCACCGGACACGGCCAAGAGAATGAACAGCTACTTTGCCCGGCATGAAGTCGACAAGCAGGGCGAAGGCTGGAGCCCTGGCGATGACGGCTTCCCAAGTGCTGGCCGGATCGCATGGGCACTTTGGGGCGGCGATCCTGGCAAAGCCTGGGCGGCAAAGCTGGTTCGACAGATCGATGCGGCAGATGAGGATACCGAGCGTATGGCAAGTTCAACACAGCGAGACAAGCGAAGGCAGCAGCGTAGCGAGCCCGGTTCGCTTTGCATGCGAATGCTCGGCGTGCGTCGTGAGCAAGCCAATGTCGAACAGCGGAGCGTGCCGGTCGTCATCGCCACCGAGAACCCGGTCGAGCGGTTCGACTTTAGAAGCAACGAAACGATCCGCGAAGTGCTGCTGATGGATGGCGTGCAGATGCGTGGCGGCTCGCGTCAGCTTCCAATTGTCGACTC